GCGTCCTGCCTTTGAGGGGATTGGTGGCGTTGACGTTGACATGCCTGAAACGGGAATTGAGTTTGAATTTCCTGAAGAAGGCGGTCAGATGCTTGACGGCGCTATGATGAGCGAATCCGACGATGGATCACTCGAGGTAGACTTCGAGCCGACTGAAGAAGCTAAGGAAGAAGAGTCCGAGCACGACGAGAATTTGTGCGAGTATATGTCCGATATAGACCTTTCGGGCCTTTCTGAGCAGTTGATGTCTGGCGTTACAGATGATTTGGATTCGCGCGGCGAGTGGGAAACCACCATGAAGCGCGGCATTGAGCTATTGGGCTTGACGTTTGAAGACCGCACGACGCCCTTTAACGGTGCGTGTGGTGTGTTCGATCCGCTGATGGCGGAAGCTGTCATTCGTTGGCAGGCGACTGCGCGCGGTGAGCTTATGCCAGCCGCTGGCCCGGTGAAGACGCAGGTCATTGGGGTTCCTAACCCTGATTTGGAAGCACAGGCGTCGCGCGTTCAGGACTGGATGAACCTTTACCTTACGGAATTGGCGCCAGAATACTACGAAGAGTTCGACCAGATGCTCATGTGGCTTGGTCTGGTTGGATCGACGTTCAAGAAGGTCTATCAGGATCCGATCTTGGGCCGCCCTGTGGCGCGCTTTGTCACGCCGAAGAATTTTATTACGTCGTATAACACGACAGACCTGAGCACATCATCGCGTTTTGCGCACGTTACTCAGATGACGAAGAAGCAGCTCAAGCTGGCGCAGCTGAGCGGTGCGTACCGTAAGATTGATCTAGGCGATCCGCAGCAGAACCTGAGCAACTCCGATCCAGTTCAGGCGCAGGTCGATAAGGTGCAGGGTATTGAGCCGGGCGCTGAAGGCACAGACGAATACAACATCTACGAAATCTACGCCGACATCGATCTCAAGGGCTTTGAGAACGAAGACGATATTCCTCTACCGTACATTGTGACTATTGACGAGAACAGTAAGAAGGTTCTGTCGATCCGCCGCAACTGGGACGAGGATGACGAGACTTACCAGAAACGCGACTATTTCGTGCATTACAAGTTCATTCCGGGTCTTGGTTTTTACGGTCTGGGCTATGCCCATATTTTGGGCAACAGCGCCAAGACGGCTACTTCGATCCGTCGCCAGCTGATTGACGCTGGTACACTGAATAACTTCCCGGGTGGTCTGCGCGTCAAGGGTATGCGTATCGAGGACAACAACATCGGCATCGGTCCGACTGAGTTCCGCGAAATCGATACAGCTGGCCTGCCGATCCAGAACGCCATCATGACGATGCCCTATAAGGAGCCGTCGGCAGTGTCTCTGCAGTTGCTGCAGGAGACGTATGAGGGTGCGCGTAATCTGGCCAACACGGCTGAGATTGCTGTTGGTGACGGGAGGCAGGACGCGCCGGTTGGAACAACGGTAGCGTTAATGGAAGCTGCGACTCGCGTGCAGTCGGCAACGCTCAAGCGTGCGCACAAATCTCTGGGCAAGGAACTGAAGCTGATCGCCGATCTGTTCGGCAAGTATCTGCCCGACGTGCCGTATCCGTTCCCTGTGCGGGGCGGAACGAAGGCGATTATGCGTGACGACTTCGACAACAACGTCGATGTCATCCCAGTCAGCGACCCGAACATCAGCAGCTCCGCTCAGCGGATGATGCGGGCCGAAGCTTTGTTGCGTTTCGCGACACAGGCGCCTGAACTGCACAATACGCAGGAAGCTTTCCGGCAGATGTACATCGAGATGGGGATTGATCCTCAGCGCGTTGAGCTGCTGTTGCCGAACAAGGAAGCTCAGCCTCCGATGCCAATGGATCCGCTGACTGAGAACCAGACAGCGATGATGGGTGGCCCGCTCAAGGCTGGCGAGTATCAGGATCACGATGCACACATTGCGTCGCATATGCCGCTTGCTGAGCAGAATCCAAATCTTCAGGCGCACATCAATGAGCACATGGCGCTCAAGCTGCGCGTACAAGTTCAGCAGATGATCGGTCAGCCTTTGCCGCCTCCGGGTACGCCAATGCCGCCGGAAATGGAAAATCAACTTGCGATGATGGTCGCACAGGCGATGCAGCAGTTGGCGCCGCAGTACAAGCAGCAGCCGCAGCCTGACCCGCTTCTTCAAATCGAAGCAGAGAAAGTCCAGCAGAAGGCGGTCAGTGATCAGGTCAAGGCCAACGTCGAAATGGAAAAGGCTAAGATGGTCGCGGAAAGCGAAGCTGCAGATCGCGAGACAAAGGAAACAATTGCTGCTATGAAGCTTGCAGCGGATTTACAGAAACAAGACCAAGGATCTTTTGGAGGTTAAGATGGCTAACGACTCACAACGCGATAAAGCACGCGCTACTTTTGGTAAAACTTTCTTTGAAAATTCTAAGGCTCTGCCTAATCCAAAGAATGCGGCGGCTGCTTTGCAGAAGCGCGCGAATGATCGTCCCATCCCTACCTATAAGGTTGGTGGTGCTGTAAAGAAGGCTACGCCTCCGCAGCCAACCGCAGCTGAGCGTGAAGCAGAACGCAAGCGCCGCGAGAGCCTAGCTAAGGCGAAGGTCACGCAGAGCGAAGCTGATACTCTTGGTCGTGCTATGCGCTCTGAGGGCCCCGGCTATAAGGATGGTGGAAAGATCGCGAAATATAAACAAGGTTCCGGGTCTACGAGCGGATCTGCTGGCAGAGGTTCTGAACCTATCCAAAATTTAAATTACAACCTTTTGTCCGGTAGTGGCGGTAGTAGTCGCGGTGGTTCCGCAGGTATTCGAATGACTCCTACTGCTATCAGTCAGCCTTCGTCTCCTATGGCTTCTATGGCTGGACAGGGCCCTCCAAAGGGGTATGGGTTTAAAGTTACACGAAAGTTTAAAAAGGGCGGCGAAGCTAATGCTGGTGCCAAGCGCGCCATGAAAGCCGAGCAAGACTTCACTGGCCTTATGAGAGACGCAGCCGCCCGTGCTGCTGCCAAGGGCACTCCTGTGATGAAACAAGGTGGCGCGACGAACGAGTACACCGCCAAGCGCGTGATGTCCCGTATCAAGGCTGGTAATTTCAAAGAAGGTGGGCGTGCTGATATGCTTCGCGACCGTCGCATGAAGGATATCGAGAAAGACTACAAGATCGCGCTTGCCAAGGGTAAGAACGAAGGCGTTGCCAAGGCGAAGTACGAACAGCGCATGGCTGATGCCGCCGACGATTACGCCAAGCGTACCAAGGCTGATCGCACCGCGACACGCGCTGCAGAGAAGGCCTCTGAGGCTACTCTGAAAGAAGCTCGTAGCACCAAGGGTGCGAGCATCACAAGACGCGACATGGCGGCTGATTTTAAAAAGTATTTTGCTGATAAGCCAATGACAACTAAAGCAGCGGAACCAGCTAAAGCAGCGGAAACTGCAGCGGCTAAGCCGAAGACCCGTGGAGAAGCGTTTAAGGCTGCCCGCAAAGAATTGGGTGCAGGCAAGACCTTCACCTATGAAGGTAAGAGCTACAGCACGAACTTCGCTAGTGAAGGCCTTACAGGAACTGGTAAAGGTCGTGCAAGAACTGGTACAGGAACCGGTACAGGAACCGGTACAGGTCGCGTAGTAACTCCTGCGGCTGCTTCTGCCGCAGCTACTCCACCACCTCCACCTCCACCACCACCCGCTGCCGCAGCGGCTAAAGCAGATACGCCTAAGTCAAATTTGTCCTCTTATAACGCCGGTCGTTCACCCGGTATTTTATCGGGTATTGGTTCTGGTAAAAGAACCGGCTATCAGGGGCGCGGCGAGGTCACTGTCATGAAACCACAGACATCTATTAACGCTGGTCGTTCTCCCGGTATTTTATCAGACGTGCCCTTTGGGTCTGGTAAAAGAACTGGTTATCAGGGGCGTGCCGAGATCACCGTGCAGCCACGGGATCCTAAAAAGTTCGCCGCAGGTGGCGCAGGAAAAGTCCGCAAGGGCATGATGAAAGGCAAGTAAGATGGCTAAAAAATCAGATAAGAAAGGCAGCGGTTCTACTTACCAAGCGCCCGTACCTCCAAAGCCGGGATATCGCCGTGGGTTTGAACCTCGTCCCGGTGAGAGCGAATCCCAGCGTTTAGACCGCGAGATGGCGGAACTTATGCGGCGTATAGAAAATAAGAAGCGTTACGGTGCGACTTATGAAAACTATCCCGACCAAGACATCTACGCCGAAGGTGGCAAGGTACAAACATCCGCTGACACAGCCCGTAAGCTGGCCACCGAAATGGGCGGTATGAAAGATGGCGGCGCTATGAAGCCTGTCGATAGTAGCAAGAACCCCGGCTTGAGTAAGCTTCCTTCAGAAGTCCGCAACAAAATGGGCTACATGAAAAAGGGCGGAAAGCCTAAGGCAAGCGGCCTTGCTGTCATGATCGCTATTGGTTCGCCTATGAAGGGTGAGAAGAAGCCAGCCAAGAAAATGGGCGGCGGCATGATGTACTCTCATGGTGGCGAAATGATGAAGCCTATGAAGAAGGCTGCTGGTGGTGCTGCTAAAGTTCGTAAAGGTATGATGTCACCTGAAGGCAAGATCATCCATGCCATGAACAAGATACGCGGCAAGTAATAGGGCCGTTTAAAAATACAATTTAGATTGATGTCTGCTGTTGCACATTCTTCAGAGTTTGCTAAGAAGTTGAATATATCGCAGAAGGTAGAACAAAAGTTCGCCTCTGCGACGAACAACTATAGGAAACTGCCGGAGCAAAAGAATGTCAGCGGAAGAGATAAGACGCAGAAGCGTTGAATTAATTAGCGAACAGCGCGACCGCGCGGCGCAATACAGCCTTAACGCAAGGTTTACGCCATCAGCTTATGCAAGCGATGGCCGCATCTCAGCCACCACAGCAGAAGAAATCGCCCTTCAAGTCATTGAGGGGAATGCGCTTGTGCGTGCGTACACGGACGCGATTGCAGTGATTAACGAGGTCTACAGGAAGATGCATCACCCTGACGACGATAAAATACCGGAGCAAGTAAAGAAGGAGAATTTCTGGTGAGTGAGAACCTATTAAAGATTAAGCTTCCGCCTAATCAAGGCTTGAGCCATGTCGAGGCGCACGAAGAAGGTCTGGCGCAGGAGCTGATTGATCAGCAATTTATAGCCATGACAGGCAAGCCGTTTGATATGCGGCCAGCCGGCTACCTTGTCGCGCTGAAGATCTACGTTGAACCTGACGAGCTGAGCGTCGTTGAAACCGATGATGGCAAATCAGTAACCCTCTACCGGCCGATCAGTATGCAGGCTGAAGAGAAGTATCAGTCCTGCTCAGCACTGGTCTGCGCACTTGGGCCTGAAGCCTATAATGGTGAAAAGTTTAAGGACAGCGGCCCTTGGTGCAAGGTTGGCGATTGGGTGATGATTCCTCGCTATGAAGCCACTGCTGTTTCCTATCGCGGTGTAGCTGTTGCGCTCATTCCTGATGACCGCATCATGGCTGTCATCACTGATCCGACCGACGTAAAGTCAGTTAAAGATGCCACGAAATTTTAATGGAGGTTTAAATGATTGATGGTGATGATGGCCCAGAAGAGTTGGATCTTCCACTTTTTGAAGAAGGCCCTACTGATAGTGTTGAGCTTGAGCTTGATGACGATGATGTTGGCGGTAACCTAGTTGATTACTTGGACGAGTCCGAGGAAGACGGCGAGGTTGTTGCTGAAGACGAAGAGGAACCTGAGGAGGAAGAGGACTCCGAAGATGATCCAGAAGAAGCCGAAGCTGAAGACGATGATCAGGAAGAGCCGGAGGAAGAGGAAGAAGAGCGTCGCCCTCGAAAGCGTGACGCAGAACGTCGCATTTCCGAACTATCTCGTCGTGCTCAGGAAGCTGAACAGCGTGCTCAAGAGGTTGAGGCTAGGCTGCAGCAGGAATCCGCATTAAGGCAGCAATCCGATATTGCCATGATGACCCACTATGAGCAACGCCTGCGTGGTGATGCTAATGTGGTTCTTGGGCAGATCGAAGAAGCGATCTCAATGGGTGACGGCCGCAAGCAGGCTGAATTGCAGTCGCAGTTCAATCAGCTTCAAAACGATCTGTCTGGCATCGACGCATGGCGCAAAGATGCTGAGGCTAAGATGGTTGAGGCGCAGCAGGCCCCAGCTCAGCCGGAACCTAAGCAGCAACAGCAGGTGACTCTAGAGCCTCGCACTCGTGACTGGGTTGAGAAGAACGCTTGGTTCCAGCCTCAGTCGCCTGACTTTGACGCTGAAATGCATGAAGAAGCTACAATGTTCGCTCGTCGTTTGGAACGTCGTTTCAAAGCCGATGGCCGTGCGGATGAGATTGGAAGCGCTTTTTACTTCAAGGAAATCGACAAGCATATGCGGGCTGAGTTTGCCGATGCCATTCCAGACAGATCAGCTCCTAAGAAGGCAACACCAAAGATGAAGCGAGAAAATACAGTCGCTCCGGTCGCGCGTAGTGGAGGTTCCGACAGCCCTACGAAGCGTACTGCCAAAGTTGTCATGTCAGCAGCTGATCGCCAGTTTGCTCGGAGCATGGCTGCGTCAGGAGCATATAAAAAACCAAATGGTCAACGCATGAATGATGCAGAGGCAGAGCGATATCACGCTGCCTTTATGCTCAAGCAAAGGAAGGGGTAAACTATTATGGCAAGAGTATCACGAGTGGCTCAGAGCCGCGCAGCAACAACCCGTAGCTCGGATATGCGTCCGCAGTCCGAAACGCACTTTCAGTCAAAGCTACACGTTCCAAGCAACAAGATTCCTGATGGGATGACGTATGCTTGGGTACGTGAGTCCACGCTCAACGAGCCTGATCCCGACAACATGACGGATCGTATGGTTCGCGGCTGGGCTCCAGTTCCAGCAGCTCGTCACGCTGAAATGGTTCCGCCTCCGCTGCCCGGTCACGAAGGACTGGAAGCGTCGGTTATTCGTCGCGGCGGCCTTATTCTTTGCGAACGGTTTACAGAAGATGTGGAACTCTCACGTCAGGAACGCGACATTGAGAATATGGAAGTTCTGCAGGATGTGGCTTGGACTGGTCAGTCGGATCCGAATATGCCGCGCATTGACGACAGTAGTGTTGGATTTGAGCGCGTCACTTCGTTTAAGGATTAACAGCTCCGGCCACAGTGAGTAATTACTGTGGACCCACTAAGCCCCCGCTGGTTTTAATGCCGGTGGGGGTTTTTTATGTTGTTGACAATATATTAGATCAGTAGTAATTTACATATATCGACACCCGTAACGTATCGTGGTCCCTGAGTATGGTCTGCTTATTACGACGCCAGTCACGTATCTGGTACAAAAAGCGATTGCCGTTACGTATCGGCAGAAACCAATCATTCCTTTTAGCATGGAGAAACCGTATGTCTTACGGCACGAATGCGCCTAATGGTTTTCAGCCCGTCAAGAAGCTTGATGGTTCTGCTTGGACTGGCGCGACTAACCCTTACCAAATCACAAGCACCTACGCGACTGCATTGTTCCGTGGCGATCCTGTCACAACTCTTTCTGACGGCACACTTGGTGTTGGCGTTGCTGGAGCT